TTTTTATGATAGCGTTACTAAGATTATAGAAAAGGAGCAAGTATTTACAAAAGAGGTTACTATCTATGACACAATCCGTATTGCAAAGGATAGTATTATAGTCGTTCCCAAAATCGTAACTAAGTGGATATACGAGACACGCGAGAAGGAGAACAACAATAGCCTTATTAAAAAAGACACAATAGCGTTAAATCGCACAGAAACGGCTCAAATTTCGATTGTAGATAAAAATAAGGTAACTACACAGAATAACTTTTGGAAGGCTCTAATCGGTCTTATAATAGCGATTATATTAATTTTAGCATATTGGAATAAGTTATGGAAGTAAACAAAGCAGGTAGGGACTTAATAAAGCACTTCGAAGGGTGCAAGTTAAAAGCGTACAAATGCCCGGCAGGTGTATGGACTATTTCGTGGGGTTTAACTTTTTACCCTGACGGAACAAAGGTTAAGGAAGGCGATGTTATTACGCAGCAACAAGCTGAAGATTATTTTAACGCTATTGTAGATGACTTTGCTAAAAAGGTAGATGCGTTAATTAAGTCAAATGTAACCGACAACAATTTTTCTGCGTTAGTTTCGTTTGCTTATAATGTGGGTATGGGCAACTTTCAAAGAAGCACTTTGCTTAAAAAGGTAAATGCTAAGCCTAAAGACCCGAGTATACGAGCTGAATTTATGAAGTGGACAAGAGCAAACGACAAAGTGTTGAATGGTTTAGTGAGGCGCAGAGAAGCAGAGGCTAAACTATATGAGCAACTTTAGAACTATATTAGTAAACTTACTATCCGACGAAAGCAACAGTATTAGCCATAAACGAGTTGTGGCTATGCTTGGCAGCTTATGTCTTTTTATATCATTGTTCTTAAACATAATATTAAAGATTAACCCAAGCGACAAGTTAGTAGATGCGGTATTGTATTTAACGCTATTTGCTATGGGTTACACTACGATAGATAAATTCAGCAAAAAATAAATATGCTAAAATCAAAACGAAAACGACTATTCTTTGACATCGAAACCTCGCCCAACGTTGGCTTTTTCTGGAGCGCAGGGTATAAGCTTAACGTAACTGCGGATAGCATAATACAAGAACGTGCTATTATTTGCATCTGCTATAAGTGGGAAGATGAGAAAGAAGTTTACTTTTTACAATGGGATAGCAAACAGAACGATAAAAAGATGCTACAAAGTTTTATAGAAGTAGCAAACACGGCATCGGAGTTAGTAGGGCATAATGGCGACAAGTTCGACTTAGCTTGGATAAGAACTAGGTGCTTGTTTCATAAGATTGAAATGTTCCCTTCTTATGTTACTATTGACACGCTAAAGGTAGCAAGGCAAAAGTTTAGATTTAATAGCAACAAGCTTAATTACATAGCTGATTACTTAGGCATTGGCACTAAGATAAAAACCGAATATAGTTTATGGAAAGACATTGTTCTGCATAAGGACAAAGTGGCTATGGCTAAAATGATTAAGTACTGCCAAAAAGATGTTGTATTATTAGAGCAGGTATTCAACGCACTTAAAAACCACATTGAACCTAAAACACATTATGGAGTTATATTCGGACAAGATAGAGGCTCTTGCCCTGAATGTGGCAGCGATGACTTGATTATTTCACTTCGTAGAACAACCGCAACGGGTGTAAAGAAAATACAATACAAGTGCAAAACTTGTTTTAAGATACATAGCAAAACCGACAAATAATGGACAGTAAAATATTAGCAGCAGTAATAGAAGATATGCGTAGGCGTGAACTTGTAGGGAAATCAAAGTACGGAACTACAATGGATAGAAATGATTTAAGCACGGGTCAATGGATAACGCACCTTAAGGAAGAACTGCAAGATGCAATACTTTATTTAACCAAATTAGAAACTATACACAATGCGCCTCAAGAAGATATTTAGCTTCGGAAATATTTTAGACCGAGATACCTACGAGCAATTAAGGGAGTTAGATTATACCAATCCTAACTTTAAGGGTTGCGCTGACGAGTTCCAGTTCAATCGTGAATGGTGGGTTATGCTTGACGAAGGCGAGATAGTTGCTTATTGTGGCTCAATTTATTCTAAAGGCATTTGCATATTTAACAGGGCGTGGGTACATAAAGATTATAGAGGGCAAGGCATACAAAGACGAATGATTAAAACAAGGCTAAAAGCAGCATCTACTTTTTGCCACATAGCTATTACATACACAACTTTAGACAACTTTCCTTCAGCTAATAACCTTATAGATTGTGGTTTTAGGCTTTACTTACCCGAATATTCTTACGGGGGTTACGATAAACTTTACTTTCAAAAAGTGCTTTAAAAGGTAGTAATACTACTACTTTTGGCTGCATTTTACTTCCGACTTTGTACGTTCTGATGTACATAATTGGTAATAAACTGCACAATTTGATGTGCTTTTGTGCTATATAAGACACATTATTTGCAACAATGATGCAAAAATAATTTTAAAATATTTTAATAGTTTTGCACTTTGTATTGTTAATTGTTGTATATTTGTGTAAACAAAACACAAAATGACACACTTAACCACCTACCAAATGTTCCAATATCAGCGATACGGGAACATCTTAATTGACGGGGATAGGAGTACTACAAACCCCTATGACCCTGCCTTATTGCCTAAAAACTACGATTACGAAGATGACGATTACACGTTTACTCGTTGGGTAGAAAACAATGCAGAACTTGAACTTTTAAAAAACGAATTATATGAAGATTGAATTTGTAAAAGAAACTAAGCCAGACGGCACAATTTTCTACTATACTTTAGTAGATAATAAATACGATAGTATGAGTATGTACTTAGAATATTCACAAGCTTACGAATACTTTGTAAGCCTAAAGAAAAGACAAGAACCTATTATCGAAATTTTAGAACACTATTCTATTGACATACAAAACAAATAACAATGAGCCTAATTAAAATTCAACAGGAACTAAAAGCACCTAAAAACCAATTCAATGCTTTTGCTAAATACAAGTACCGAAGTGCAGAAGATATAATCGAAGCTGCAAAACCTATCTGCCACAAATACGGCTACGCTTTAATGTTAAGCGACGAGGTAATAGAAGTAGGCGGTAGAGTATATGTGAAGGCTACGGCTTGTCTAAGTGACGGAGAAAATAACATTACCTGCACGGGTCTTGCTCGTGAAGAGGAAAACAAAAAGGGAATGGACTCTGCGCAGCTCACTGGTGCGTGTAGCTCGTATGCTCGTAAATATGCGCTTAACGGATTGTTCGCAATAGACGATACTAAAGATGCAGATGCTACTAATGAGCATAAAGACGAAGTAAGCGAAGGGCAAAAGGCGTTCTTAATTGAGCAGTTAGACAAGACAAAGTTTACTCAGGAACAAAAGTATAAAGCTATTGAGAAAATCAAAGCTATCAAGAGTTTAGACGAATTTAACAAGATTAAAGAAACAATAAAGAAAAGCTAATGAGAGAATTGCTACCATTTGAAAGGCAAATGCTCCTGGCAGAAGTTTACCATTACGCTTGGTATAACGAAGATGCTTATGCAGACCTATTATTATTTATAGAAAAATATCAAAACCTTTTAGACAAACCAGTATTTTTAACCCCAATCAATAACAATGACACAGAAACAACAAATCTTGAACCACTTGCTTTCGGGCAAAACATTGACACCAATCCAGGCTTTAACGAAGTACAATAGCCTGAGATTAGCAGCCGTAGTATTTGAATTAAAACGCAAAGGCTACAAAGTACGAACGGAATTAATTAACGTTGGTACGAAAAAACAAAGTAAATTAGTAGCTCAATATTCAATTAAAAACAAATAAAAATGGAACAAAAAAAATGGAGTGCAGGTGCTTGGAAAAAGACCACCGCTAAAGGAGAAGTAATTAACTTTACGATTAACGACGTACGTTACTCAATGTGGGCGAATACCTACAAAACAGATGAGAACAAGCAACCAGATTACAAGATTTATGTAAATGATTTCAAACCTAAAGAAGATACGGAAGGATTGCCGTTTTAATTATGCTAACGAGAAATAAAGATGTTTCAATAAGACAACTAAAGGAGTTATACTATGCTCAGCGTAATACCCACGTTAAATTGCACGAAATGATGCACCAGTTGGGATTGTTAGGCATAGAAGACAACGAGCCTTTAGGTGCGGATATAGGTGCGAGAAGCATCGTTAAATTAGTTGAGGAAGTATTTGAATGCGATATATCAAGAAGGGATAGGTCTTTACGAACTACCTTTGGTCGCAAGGCTGCCGCTTATTTACTTAGAAGGTATACTAAATTGAACCTAAAAGAAATAAGCGCATACACTGGCACTAAAGACCATACTACCGCAATTCATAACATTAAACAAGCAAATAACCTAATTGACACGGAAGATTGGTTTAAAGACAAAATGAAAAGAATTTGTCAAAAAATTGAAATTATTGAAAATTAGTGTATATTTGCATAATAAGAAACGCATAGACGAAGTACGAACCGACTATGTGTTTAGTGGTTAAATAATAATAACCCTGATAGTTCGTACCTATCGGGGTTTATTTTTTTTATGGCAAAAGACCCAGCATTTTTATTTTACCCAGGCGACTATGTTAGTGGCACAATGGGAATGACATTTGAAGAAAAAGGTGCTTATATGGACCTACTTATGCTTCAATTCAATCGTGGTCATATGAATACTCATATGATACAACATACGATAGGACATTTGTGGGAGCAAGTGAAATCCAAATTTATACAAGATGACGAAGGTTTATGGTACAATGTAAGGCTTGATTATGAAAAAGAAAAGCGTAAAACCTTTACAGAATCAAGGAGAAACAATATGAAACCTAAAAACAAAACTAAAGAAAATGTATCATATGAAACGCATATGCAACCTCATATGATAGCTCATATGGAAAATGTAAATGAAAATACAAATAAAGATATAATTAATAATAAAAGTAAATGTAGTTTTGAGCAAGTTTACGAATATATGGCTAATAAAATTAGTTTAGATTTAGCTAAAATAGAAGCGGAAAAGTTCGTAAATTACTACGAAAGTAACGGGTGGAAAGTAGGCAAGAACCCTATGAAAAGTTGGTCAGCAGCAGCAAATAATTGGATAACTAACACTAAACAATATGCAAAAGGAACTACAAACAATAAGCCAAAACTTAATAAGCACGAACTCGACAATCTTAGAAACTACAACTATATCCACTCTACTTCCTATGGAGAAGGAGATTATGCAAAGCTTTTCGGGGGAGAGGGTACGCAATCTGAATACTACAATATTTAAACAAAACCTTGTTTATTTAATGCAGCTTGTAGGTATAAACAATCCTGGCGAAGTCAAGTTGGCAATATTAGAGGATTGGATAAGAACCGAGTACGGAGGCTTTACAATAAACGAAATCAAAGTAGCGTTTAAACAAATGGTAGCCAATGATTTTATAGACCATTACCAGAACTTTAGTCCTGCATATTTTAGTCAGGTAATGGATAGGTATAAGAAAAAAGCAAACGAAGTAAGAAAAATGATGCCACAAGAACGAGTAGAAGCAATACCGCATTTGACCGATTTAGAGATAATTGATTACAGTTACCAGGAATATAAGCTTTTGGAAAATAGAACTTTTGATAGGTTGTTTAACCCATTATCCGTATTTACAAAGCTTAATAGTACGGGCATCAAGGTATGGACTAAAGAAGATGGCGCACTTGCTAAAAAGAAACTTATGGAGATTATTACCTACAAAGCTAATAAAATGGACATCATAAGTGCAAAGCAATACCGAGACGAATGGACTGAGCAATGGCTTAAGAACCAGGCACGAGCCGTAGCAGTAGCTTTATTTTTTGAAGAACAAATAAAAATTGGTAAAGTTTCATTTTCTTAATATAGTTTTGTAATATGACCGCAAACGAATTAACCAAAGAAGCAATTAAGACCCTAAATAAAAACGGGTGTTTTGTATGGCGCAATAACAATCTTGCGGTTCGTGGGCGCACGTTCATAGGACTTAAAGGCGTTCCAGATGTTGTAGGCTTTCATACTCAAAGCGGTGTAGCGGTTTATTGCGAAACAAAAGCCATTGGAGATAAACTTAGTAGCTATCAAATAGCATTCTTAAACTTGGCAAAAACATCAAATTGTTTTTGTTATATAGCAACCGAAGAGAACGGCAAACTAACCTTAAAAGAATATGAACAAGAATAGTATCATAATTGAACTTTGGGAAAGCCGAGAACTTAAGGAAGCAATAGACAAGATGCAGCCTGAAGATTTACGAGACGATTTAAGAAGCGAACTATTTAAGGTATTATGTGAAATGGAAGAAGAGCGTTTAATTGATATGCGCACCCGTAACGTATTAAAGTTCTACTTGGTAAGGACAATGATTAATATGATGCAAAGTAACACGAGCCAATTTTATAGGACATACCGAAAACCTTTAGAAGTAGAATTGATTGTTCACGATAGAGACGAAGATTTACTTAACAAAGTAGAAGATGAGTTATCAAAGATGCACTGGTATAAAGCAGAACTTTTAAGAGTGTATGCTATTAAGCATAACTGCAACGCTAAAGAACTAAGCAGAGTTACAGGCATACCTTATATGTCAATCCATAGGGAACTTAAACTAACTAAACGAGAACTTAAAAAACAACTACGGAAATGAAACAATATGTAGATAGAGAAGTTCTTTTACAAGTTAAAAGAGTTTATAGCCAAGATGAAATTATTGCCGACCTACATAGACAATTAAAAGAGTATGGACTTAAGGTTGGAATTTTAGAAAGCCAAATAGCTGAACTTGAAGATGAAAATAAAGTACTTCGCAAAAATGGGGAACTTAATAGGCAAGATGAATATGTAAAAAATTTAAAACAAGTAATTGAACAAACATTAAAATCTAAACATAAGTATAAAAAATTGAGTGAAGAATTAATGTATAAAAATAGCGAGTTATATTTTAAACTTAATAATCAAAATATACAAGTATGATAATTATAGCAGCAATATGCTTTGCAATATTCTTTGTAGAGATACACCAATTTCATAGGAAATGGAAATTAGATTTTAAGCCTTTTAGTTGCACAAGTTGTTTAGCAGCTTGGAGCGGTTTGGCTTTATATTTACTTCCTACAATATATACCGACATAATTGCGTTTGTATTTATACCAGGAGTGTTAGCACCTTTACTTTCAAAACTAATGTGGAACTTATGGAAATAGAACACCGCAACTTTTTAGATGACCACGTTAGTAATTGGCATACAGTACAAAATGGCTATGTGCGTAATATTGATTTAGACATCTTAAAAATGTATGAGCATATTTATCGCAAGTATATGAGTGCAGATTTTATCCTAACAGTATGGTGTGGTAATTGTATCTTCGATATGATTAAACGATTATACACTTGGTACGAAGAGCAACCTAAACCTAAAAATAAAAAGAATGGCTAACTTTATCCACCCTACCGCTATCATTGGCGATAACGTAATTATCGGAGACGGCAACTACATTGGTGCTTATTGTATTATCGGAGACAAAGCAGAGCATAAAAAGTTTTGGCAAAAAGAAAAAGGCAAAGTTTACATTGGCGATAACAATGTTATTACAGGACTTGTAACAATAGATGCAGGAACAGAGATAGACACCTTCATTGGTAATAGTTGCTTCATAATGAAACACGCACACATAGGACACGATTGCACAATTTTAGACAATGTTACTATAAGTTGCGGAGCAAAAATAGGTGGGCATTCTATTGTAGACAATGGTGCTAATATAGGGCTTAACGCAGTTCTACACCAATTTGCAAACGTAGGAGAAAATTGTATGATAGGTGCAAGTGCTTTTGTAAAAGGAGATGCAAAACCAAATACTAAATACGCAGGAGTTCCTGCACGAGAAATCGGCTCAAACATAAGATAATGAATGCAATAGTATACTTAAACTATAAAGATAGGAACATCAATACATTGTTTGAAAATATCAAAAATGCAGGTAAGCATATTGATATAGTAACTATCATTAATGAAGAAGGTATAGCATTTGCAACTAATAAAGGATTAAGGAATTTACACTTTGATAATATAGATTATGTAACTATTATGGGTAACGATATATTAGAACCTGATAATTGGTTGCAAATAAGAAATGACTTTTTACAAGACAAAACTATTGGTATTTGTTCTATTCCTTTACATAGTACAGGTAATGACACGGCTGATTTAATTGGCAACTTTACTATAACAAAAGAAACTATAAAAAGAGTTGGTGCATTCAATCAAGAACTTGACCCATACGGAGCAATAGATTTAGATTATTGTACAAGATGTAGGGCAGCAGGTTTGCATACGAAATTTATTAAAGAATATACCGCTAATCATATTGAGCAAAATAGCATTGATGCTTATGGTTACAATAAAAATGAATTAGTACAAAAGACCTGGAATTTGCATAGCAATAATGTATCTGGTTATACAAATGGAAATAAAACTTATTATATAAACTTATGAAAATACTTTGTATAACTTCAGCTAATTCGGGAGTTGGCTATCATAGAATTATGATGCCTATCGTTAATATGGAAAAAGAGTACGCACTTATTACCGATGTACTTAATGACGAACTATTGGAGCAAGGGTGGGATATTGTGCTTATGAATAGAATGTTAAATGAGATAGATGCAAAGCAAATGGACACTTGGCGCACTAAGTATGGCTTTAAGTTGGTAGTCGATAATGACGATTATTGGGAACTTAGCGAAAGCCATTTGTTATATTCAAGATATAAACTTAATAATATAGGTAAACTAATTACTGATTATTTAGAAGTTGCTGACCTTTGCACTTGCACACACGAAAGGTTGGCAGACGAAATAAGTGTTTTTAATAAAAATGTTCACATATTACCAAACGCATTACCTTACGGAAAAGAACAGTTTGAAGATAACAAGACAGAAGATTACAAAGTAAGATTGTTCTGGAGCGGTAGCGGAACGCACGAGCGAGATTTAGAGATACTTAGGCAGCCGTTTAAAAGGCTACAAGGTATGAATATAAGAACTGTAATAGCAGGTTACAATGACGGGGAGAAGCCTATATGGGATAAAATGATAGATGCCTTTACTTGTGGTCTTAAACTTAACCCTACTATCTACAACTACGCTAAGGTTACGGAATATATGGGTGCTTATACGGATAGCGACATTTCAATTATCCCATTGGTAGATAACAACTTTAACGCTATGAAGTCCAATCTTAAGGTATTAGAAACGGCTGCTAAAAAGAACCCTGCCATAGTTAGCCACGTCAATCCGTACTTAGATATGCCCGTGCATTATGTTAAAAGGCAAAAGGATTGGTACAAACACATAAAAGATTTAGTAAGCGATGCGGATATGCGTAAGGAAAGCGGACAAAAGTTATTTGAGTTCTGCCAAAAGAAGTATAACTTTGACGAGATAAATTCAGACAGAAAGTATATTTATAGTAAACTATGCCAGTAATAAAATGCTCAAACGGGAAATATAGAATAGGCTCAGGCGGTTGCGTTTACGATACCGAGGAAAAAGCAATGCAAGTTTGGAAGGCTATTCTTGCAGGTGGCAAGTTCGCAGATAGCTATACCGACTATCCCGAAAGTGCAACTAATAACGCAAAAAGGGCAATAGAATGGGCAGAGAAAAATGGTTGGGGTTCTTGTGGAGAAGCAACTGGGAAAGCAAGAGCAAGACAGTTGGCAAACCGTGAGCCAATTAGTAGAGATACCATTGCCCGTATGGCTTCTTTTAAAAGACATCAGCAACATAAAGACGTGCCTTATAGCGAAGGTTGTGGTGGGTTAATGTATGATGCCTGGGGTGGTGTTTCAGGAATTGAATGGGCGATTAACAAACTAAAAGAAATAGACAATAAATAATTTGCATAGTTAATTTTTTTAAACAATTATTATTAATCAACGAAGAAAATTAATGGGGAAACTATGCAGAAACACACACAAATTTATTTGCAGGGAATGGGGTATAAAAAAACGGACTTTATTCCTTGCGAAGTGTGTGGCTCACAAGCGGTAGATGTGCATCATATTGAAGCGAGGGGAATGGGTGGCAGCAAAGACAAAGACACGATTGAAAACCTTATGGGTTTGTGTAGGAAGTGCCACATAGAATACGGAGACAAAAAACAATATAAAGAGTTCTTAAAAGACATACACGCAAAGAATTATGGCAAAAGGTAACGAGAATAAAAACAAAATTAGCTTTGGTAAACGCAAAAGAGGTTCTGCAAAGAAATCCTTTAATAAGCACACGCCAAGAGAAAAAGCTTATAGAGGACAAGGTAGATGAGAAAACTAAACGCTATATGGCTACTCCTTACGCACAAAGCTTACTTCCTTGCGGTATGTAA